GCAAGANAAGTACCAGAGAATAACTGAATAGCTGTCTTAAAAATCTGACAGTATCCTTCTCTATCATACAGTTCGTCTTTCCAGCCCTCGGGGTCAGTTGTTCCCTCACCCCATGCGCTACCGATAACCTGACCTTCTGTACCTACTTCAATATCAGTCTCAGCAACTGTTTCCAGAGCTGTGGCTGTAATCGATGTATAGGTAGCGGCAGTACTTCCATTATAAGCGGCACTTACTCCATCACCTGCTGTAACAGCAGTGATTTTCATAGCTTTGCCACCAATCCGCACAACTTGTCCTACTAGGAGAAATTGAGGAGCGGCTGTGTTAGTTCCACCACCTAAGGTTAGGTCATTCCCGTACTTATCGTAAGTACATACAACTTTCAAAGTGTCAGCCGCATCCTTAGCGGTTCCATCATTGTCAGTCTTAGAAATAAAGTTACGACGTTGCCATTGATGACGCTGTTCAAGGAACTTGAATACGGGGTCGTCAGTAGCTGACTTTGCAACTTTAGATAGATAGACAAAAAACGGAGACTGCTGAGGAGCAAGCTCGGAGACTCTCTGACCGAAATTGAAAATTCGGCGGGAGTCATTGATACTTACACCTTGCGGTGCATTACCAGTACTATTACTATATGCCGTAGCCATAGTTAGTTACTCCTTTCCCTGGATTAAGTATTCCAAGGATTTCGTTTGTTGTAGTCACTAATCATAGAATCAACAATGGAGTTTTCACTATTAGAATCAGGTGATTTCGTCTGAGCCGGAACTACCCCCATAGGGCTAGGCACACTTTGCGCTCTCTTCCTCTGTTCGAAACTATCCGATTGGGGAGTTTCTGTCAAAGGAGGATTTACCGGAGTAAGATTTCCACCATTCTGTAATCTATATAATTGGAAAAGATTATCAACAGTAATATTATTGGGGTCATCCATAACCTCTATAAACTTATTAATCTCATCGGGCGATGCCTGATAAGATTCAGCTAGATGTTGTGAAATCTTCCTCATATTACTATCATAAGCTTCCCTATCCGCCTGTTTCCTTTGAATATCCTCACGCTCCTGGTTCATCTTTTGTCTCTCTTCTTCTACAACGGCTTGAGTGTATTGATTATAAAGACGATTGTACTCGTCCATATTATCTCTCCAGCCATCCATAGCATCAAGATACTGAGCTGAATCAGAGCTTGGGTCTTCATAAGCATCAGACCTACTATAACTAGGAGGTTTCTGAGGCTTTTCGGGAGGCGGCGGGAACTCCATTTTTGGTTCCTCTTCTTTCTGAGGCTGTTCAGCCGGAGCCTGAGATTCAAGTTTCTCTAGTCGACCAACGAGTTCCTTGTTCTCATTTCGGGCTTTATCAGCTTCAGATTGCCAATATTGATAACGCTTGACATCATTATCAACGTCGATAGGTTCTGCCGCTTCCTGTTGAGGTCCTTCCATCAACGTTCTTTCCTCTAATTGAGGATTAACTGGAGAAGGTTCTTCAGGATTCAAAGGCTCTTCCTGAGCCTCCTTATTTGCACGGAAAAAGTCATCTATCAAGCCAGTGTTCTCCTGCTGGTTATTCTGAGCATCAATAGTTTGCTCAAAAGCAGACTCGGGGGTCATTTCTGGCTGTGAAACTATGGGTTCTTGTTCGATGCCCGGAGAATCCGGGGTAATCTGTTGTTCCATTAGTATTCCATTCCTTGTGTTTTCGTGCCTCTACTTGGACTTAGAGGGTGACGATTGTTGTTTTGAAGAACGAACTGCTTCACGCACCTCACTCTTCACCTGTCCAAGAGCATCATCAAGGCGTTTCTCGAATAGTTTGCCGGACGCTTTGCCCTGGGTTGAAACCTTATCGAGGTCTGCCTTAAATTTTTCTAGTTCAGCTCTCTGTTTAGCATGATATACTTCTCTCTCACGAGTCTGCATATCACCCTTGAGCTTTTTAATTTGTTCTTGAGCTTCGTTAAGCTGAGATTGTAGTTTCCCTACCATATCAGTCCTTTCCATTACTCCTTCCATGTCGAAGACCTCTGTCTTCTTTAAAACTTCCTGCTTATCTATAACTCCCTTTTCATAAGCATCCATATAAAGTTCAAGCTGTGCATACCTATTTGTAGGCAATGTCGAACCCGTAACTACAATAACATCGTAACTTCCACGGGATATGTCATTCATTACTTGAACTTCACCGCTTTTATCATCATATAATTTCTTATTAATAGCAATCTCAGACAAGGAATTATTCGGCTGAACTAATCTAATAATTTTCTCAGCTTGATAAAGCTGTTGCATGAGAGGAATAGCTATTTTACCAATACGAACAAGTCCCGTTTCTATATCCTGTAACTTAGACTTTATCTTCCTCTGTCCAAATTCATCAAGAGCCACAGTAGCCTTATATGTATGAGGTGCCGCTTCAGAATTACCCTGCATTAACTCATAAAGACCAAGTGCATGGTCAATATCACTCTTGGCAAGCGTTTCATTCTGATAAAGATTATTAGGTAATGGCGTAGGAGCTATTGGCTGTGGAGCACCATTATCCATATCCACTTCTATAGCTACACCAGGCTGTGACCATCTTGTCTCAAAATCCTGCATATCTACAGAACCGGATGGTATTAAAATCTTTGTATTTGTACTGGTAGTAGCATGAGCAATAATTAGAGACCGTGTCTTATTTATATATTCCTGAAGGTCTTTAACCATCCTGACATCAGATACCGGGTAGGGTGTTCTGTTGTGAATGTTCATAAAAAACACAATAGGATAGTTCTCTATTGGTAATATGCGGGAGTATAAGTATTTATCCCCCATGATGACGCACATTTTGACCCTCTGGACAGGTACAGACACGGTCTCAATCATACCCTGCTCTACTAAGTCAGCATAGGTTAATTCTTCAATCTGGGGGAGTGGAGGCGGGTCAACATCTTGCATCTTTGCCTGTTCAACAGCTTTTTCATACTGCATCATCATCTGGTCTATAATGCCCTTAGCTTTCTGAGCATCAGTAAAAATCTGACCATTTACAGCTATAGCAGGTCTAGAAAGATACTCTTCCATATCCTCTTCAGGATAAACCTCTTCAGTCTTATCTATATTGTTCTTTACATGAAACCGCTTTACCCAAATCTTATAGTAACGCTCAAAACCCCTTATATACTCAGAGTTCTCTCCAAAGTTCATATCTGTCTTAGTTTGAGTATCCTCTGGGAAAACAATTCCTTTATCATCCACTCTCTGAGTAGTCGGTCTATCAGTATGAAGGTCACTCTGAGAATTTTCTATAGCATCCTTATACATAGGATACATCTGCATAGCCTGTTCCTTGGTGAACATTCTACTAATAACAATATTCTCCGCATCATCACCAAGTCTGTCACGGGCATTGGGGTCTATATAAATATCAAGAGGGTCTACGTCCTTAATACAAACTTCTCCCCTGCCATAATCTTTCAAGGGGTCAACATAAACCATCATACAACCCAAACCCATTGTGTAGTAGTCATCTATGCAGTTGCGGAGTGCCTGAGTCCCATCTGATATGTACCACATGTATTCGAGTAATCCATTAAAGACCTGTGCAACTTTATTATCTGAATCTTCACGAGGAGAGACTCGAAATTGCGGTTTGCCCGAGGTAAGTAAAGCCTTTGCGGCTTCGACGGCAGGATGGATTCGGTTAACGACGAGAGGTGCTTGACCCCTTTCAAGTAAAATTCTTTGCTGTTCAGCAGTCCATTGCCGACCTAAACGGAACTCTGCATCTTCCTGAGCTTGTTGTGCCCAAGTTTCACGTTTCTGAGAATACCCCCGCCAAATTGTACGGGTCTGTTCAGCTATGTCTTCAGGAACTTCCTGTTCTTTTTCAACGTACGCCATCGTACGAAGTTATAAATTACATTGTCATCCAATCAAGGAATTTATTAGATGTTTTTTTCTCATCAGAATTTATGTATTCCTTTTGCCTACATGGTCTAATTCCTACCATTGCGTAATATATAGCATCGAGTATATCATCATGTTTTCCCCTGGGATAAGAAAGAAACTCTTGTTGAGCAACTAAATCCTCAGGTCTAAAGTAAAACTCACCCCTAGCCAAGGGGGCTACCAAGGATAGCAATCTCTCAGACTTTCTTTGTCTTGGTTTTATGCCTTTTTCGAGTCCTGGTATATACAAAGACTGCTCAAACATCATTTTTCGTACATTAGCCCTCAATGCTTCTTGGTAGCCCACAGTCTCAATTTTCATACGCTTTGGGCTGAACTTTTTAAAAATATCAATAATTTTCTCTGGCTGAAGCGCAGGGTCCAGCTTATCACGGTAAATATCGATAATATAATTGTTCCCATCATTGTCAATGCCAATAGTAGCAATGACAAAGAAATCACTCCTAGCGGCAAGAGAAGAAGCAGGGTCAATGCCGCAATAGATATCAACAGGCTTTCTAACTGTATCCCCATCGATTGTACGAGTGATAAGATTCTGACCTCCTTCCCTCTTGTAAGTATAGTGGTGTAATTTGATATATTCCGGCTTAAATGGCGCATTGTCTGGTGATTGTGCTTCATTCATATACTCCTGATAAAATCCGTTTAAATTCCCCACACTCTCAAATTCCTCTTTTATCTGCTTTATCCTGTCTATTGGGAACCTTTCCTTCCATATACTATCGCCATGTTCGTCCCAAATAGAAAACCACAGTACATGCCACGCAGTACTTTCCTTAGCCCAATATAAAAAACAATCCTCGCTTATAACCGTACCAATTAGAACCACTCTACCGTCATCAGAAAGAGACGGGATAACAGCTTCTGTCATCCACTTCCTGTTCTTGGCTCGCCCCTCGGCGGTAGCCGCATTTAATTCTGACTCATAGTCGTCTACGACTATAAGATTAGGTCGAGTGTCGCCCTCAATAAAACCACGAACACGCTGACCCGTACCAACAGCCACAATACGTGAGCCATTAGCCAGAACAATATCATTGTTAGTCCATCTCTTTGCTGTTGTAGGTCCATAATCTCCAAACATCTGAGTAAAATTCTTTGAATTTTCCAGATGATACTTGATTCTAGAGAGGAAATTAATGCTTTGTGACTGCGATTCCGAGATAATAACTATAAATAGGTCCCTGTCTGACGGCTTAAAGGCGACTTTGTGCAAGGGGAGGATTAAGGAGGTCACAGTACTCTTAGCCGTCCCTCTCGGAGCCGCTATTAGTACACGCCTTAAAGTCTCATCAGACAGGGCTTTATATATTTCATGATGGAACGATGGTACAGAACGATTTAAAGCCGATGGGAACATAGTTTTCCCAAAAAGACCTATATTCCGCTTTAATTTCTTTAAAGCATTCTGCTCTTCCCATTGTTTCTCGAAATTCTTACTCTTCTTCATCCGATACAGGTTTTTCTATCTTCCTTGTGGCTATTAACTTATTTTCTTCCTCATTTATATTATCAATGAGTGTCTTAGTCTGCACAGCCTCTATCCTATCTGTAGTAGTTACAGTCTCCTTGTCCTTCATCCCATGTATTTCCATACCATCATTGACAAAACCCCTGATTGCATTAACATCCTTCTTATCNNTCGCCATATCAATACCATCCTTCATCAAATTTACAAAATAATCAGCATCCATAAGGTTATCTGCTAGTAATTTCTGCGCTTCGTCTCTTTTCATACTCTTGAAAACCTCCGTTCTCATGTGACGCCTTAATTTACGTCTTTTTGAAGCACTCACGCTCCCATAAACTTTATCTATAGCAATATCACGGTCTTCGGTTAAAGCCGCCCATAGAGCTAAATCCTTGTAATCCTCACTACCACAGCGCACTTCAAGCCAGCTTTTACCCGACATTGTAGTATTTGTTACTCTACCACCAGCACAGAACTTAGTATTAGGGTACTTCGAGTTATACATTATGTAACCGAAGGGAGCTCTGTAATAACAGGACTTCTGGTTATCCTTCTTGGTATAATACTCCTTCTTTTTGATAATAATAGCTACATAATCATCATCAGTTAAAGCCCAATCTCCCTCATTAGCGTCCTTCCAATGAACAAAGTCTATTCCATCAACAATAGCCTCATTCTTCTTATAGACCTTATAATGAGTAGGACCCCTGTCTTTGTGGTTTATCGTCACATTGTACAATCCTGCGCTCCTATCTCGCTCCTATCTCGCTCCCTAGCTATTTCTTATAAACACGCAAAAAGAACACCTTATAAAACCATACCCTTATTCTCTTTAATAAAGAATGGGATGGTTCTGAAGTGCCTAAATGCCTCTCTAGCCTGTCTANGGAAGTCCTTATAGCAACATTAGTGCAGATAAAGGTTATACAGGTGAATGTGAATACACACATCATTAACCACCATGCATTTGTCTCTGCACTTGTGAATAACTCCCAAGTAAACCATTCTATTGATTCAAACATACTCTTTCCTTTCCTTGTTTAAAAATCTGGGACAAGCTTGTGTTTCCTTAGTATCTTCCAAGTTACCGCCCCATTTATAATGCATTCAAGCAAAAACTTCACCAGCTTATCACCACCATCATACCTGCCCCCTAATCTCCTAGGGGGGTATATACGGTCCTCATTCTTATATAACTCAATAACAAGCTGGGCTACCTCCTCGAATGTAATGCGTCTTCCCCACGCCTCAATAATCCAATCATCATCTCCCTTATGTCCCTTGACGTAGGTAATCCAATCAACGGGGCTTTTCGGTTGTATAGCAGGGAAATCTCCCCTAAACCCCGTATTATCAGCAGTTCCAACCACATCAAAGCTATCCTTAGTAAACTTAGTAA